TATTTCCTTAACTACAGGCTCCGCGAAATCAATAGTTTTATTTGATACTATCTCATTACTATTTATAACTTTTTGTGCATTTACGGGTGGAATTACTACCCTTAACAACCCTTGAAAATTATCGTCATACAAACACTCATCTGGTAAATAATGTAACTTTCCGTCATTTAATACCATATAAACATTACCATTCTTTTCAATTTTAACATCAAATCCTGCAACATTTATAACTTTCATATCAATACCTCCGTTAAATGTATTATTAACACCTATATTTATACAAACAAAAAAGGATGCTTAAACATTATAAGCACCCTTTTAATATAATAATGAAACTATAATTTTAGTCTGTTTTAGTCCATTCAAATAGTAAATTACCGCTATTATATATTCTATATATCTTTCTTTCTAACATTATTGTTTTTTCAGACTTTTTACTATCAAATCCTTCTTTAATCAACTCACTTTTTCTATATTTGAATCTATTAACTCGTCTATCTCTTAATATATAGTAATAATTAATATCTGTATTTCTAATAAAATTAAATCCCATTTTTAAATATACATTACTTTTTAATAATGAAGACCAACTACGATCGGCATAACTTATAACTTTATCAGGACTATATGTGTTAATAAAATGTTTAAATAATTTATTCGATCCTCCAACAACAACTGTTTCTAATTTACTACAAAATCTTAATAACTCATAACAATTAGTTTCTTTAACTTTACCCAAATTCTTTCTATATCCACTAAAAGTCATCAATGAAACCAATTCTTCATCATACCACAATCCTAATCGTATTTTAGCATTACATATACCTTGTAAATGATTGTCTTTTAAAAAATTATTTGATTCAATGGAACTAACTTCCTTTACAACACATTCTCTAGCATATATCTTTCTAGTAACCTTATTCAATAAATTTAAAATTCTAGACTTAACTATACTATTATTATAAATCCAATCATCTTCATAAATATGTATTAATTGTATACCTAATTTTTCACACAACTCAGTTTTATTTAAATGATAACTATTATTAACAAAATTCTCATTATGCCAATATAACCCATCGTACTCAAATGCTAACTTCAGTTCTGGTAAATAAATATCTAATTCATATGGCTCTATAATCTTTCTACTATTTTCAATTATTTCACCACTATAAATTGTTTTAATATAACTTAATAAATTATTTTCATTGTTTGATATACTTCCGTATTTAACACAATGTAAACACGGTGTTATTTTATTTTCTAACCTAAATAATATTAACTGCTTCTGTATCCAAAAATCCTTATTACATTCTTTACACTTCAAATGTATATCATTTTCACCCAAATAATCTAAAACTTCAAATTGATCACCTATAAAATTAATTAAATTATTTTTATAATGTAATAATCTGTTTTTTGTTACTTTGTTTTTAATTGATTTTAAATGCATTGGATGAGTTACACCCAACGATTCCCAATGCTGTTTTATATCATTTTTAACTTGTTCTGCCGCAAAAGGATTATCTACACCATATTTTTCTAAACATGTTTTTTTAGCTAAATCTCTATTTGTAAAATGATTAACACCATAACGATTTTTACAAGTTTCAATAGATTTTTCTCTATTATTAAACTTTTCATTACCATATAAAATAGCTTTAGTTTGGCGACGTTTATCAACTATATCATTAACTTCTTCAGCGCTCTTAGAATTCCATACATTTTTACTAGCTTCTACATTTCTATAATTTTCATCACCATATCTATTCTTTGTAGTTTCTTTTCTAATCTTTATAGTTTTTTCACTATTAGCTGAACACTTTAATGAACAATATCTAAAATATCCTTTAACTATATTCTTAAAATTAGTTTTTTTACCACAAATACATATACCATCAGTTTCTGTTTTCAAAAACTTATCATAATACTCTTTAATAGATATATTATGCTTTTTGATATGTTTAGCAAATGATCTATTAGAATCATTTGTATATCCACATATTGAACAAATCATAATAATTCCTTTCTATTAATAATCTAACATATTCCAAATAAAAAAGTCAAGAGGAAATTAATCCTCTTGACCCTTTTAAATCTAACTACTAAATTTAACTTCTATTAGAAACCAGAAGGTAGATTAGAAGTAGTTGCACCCGGAATAAGCTTGTTGACATTATAGAACGGAACCAATCTATAATATCTTCCACTACCTAATAGAGTATCAGTAACTGCATAGCGGCTCATTACACCAATACGCGGTGTAAAGTCACTTGGCTCGATTGCCCTATTTGTTAATCCCATGATATAAGGACTGAAGATTATACCACAGTCGCTAATACCATTACCCTTATATCCAACCATTGCATATTCAGTACGCGCATACTGGTCTCTGTAAACATCAAGCTGACCATTTAGCTTACCGATTGAAGACATAACCTGAGTAGCGTTAATCTTGTTATTTGAAGCAAACGCTACGAACTGGTGTCCAGCAGCCTGAAGAGCAGTAGCAATCGCAGGAGATACGATAACGAAGTTACCAGGACCTCTACGAGTTGTAACGGCAATCTTGTTAGCTTGATAGATAATAGCGGCGATGATGTTCATATATTTTTCACCAGACCATCTACCATCAACACCTGTTCCAGAACCAGTAAGATCGACAGCAGTAATTGACTCTCCGCCATTAGCGGTTGTCGTTGCGGCAGTCTTCATCTTAGCAATAAGTTCTCTATCCATTTCAGCAGTAATTTCGTACTGAAGGAAGTTTACCATTTCTCTTTCAATATCAATACCGTGCATAGCTTTTACGTCCTGAGCAGCTTCCAAACTGAAGCTAGCTGCTAACTTTCTGGACTTAGCAGTAATAGCAAGCTGATCGATTCTCATTCTTAGCTGAGGCCAATCACCACAACCATCAACTGCGGATTCTTCAGCAACACAAGTATTATCAATCGTCCAACCTTCAGCAGCCGAAGTAGCAGCACCAGTAGCGGATGTATCAACATAACCGTCTGCGGCTGATGTATTATAATGCGTTCCATTTAAAAGAGCGGAAACACCAACTGTTGAGCCAGAATAACCAGCATATTCAGGCACCTTATCCCAAGCAACTTCGTTACCATTACCATCGTTGTAAAGAACTCTCATAGCATAAGCAAGACCAACTGGTGTGCTCATAGCTTGTACGCCTACTACTTTATTAGCAAACAAGTCAGGGAAAGTACGTCTAACAAGTGCGAGAGCAATAGGACGGAAGATCCAGGAGTCAGAAGCTGCGGCACCGTCAGTATAACCACCCATCGTACCGTAGTTCATCGCACCCTGTGAGCTTTCTTCTAAAATTTCTCCACCGTTAAAGTCTTTTCTTTCCTGGTTCTCTAAAAGAGTAGCAAGATTTTCCTTAACGTATTTGTCCTTAATTTCTTTAATGGACATTTTGCCTTCTGCGGCTTCCCATTTCTTAACTAATGCAAGACTCATATTAATATCCTCCTATAGATGTAGTCTTTTATTCCTCTAAAAATCTATTTGCTTTTGATGCAAACGTGAATTCTTCTTTTTCTTCCTTAATAACCGGTTTTTCCTCAGGCAGTTTATCTTCAGTAATAACTTCGTCAATAGTACCTTTATCATTAGTTTTTACTGGAGTATCTTTTGATTCTTTGATAATATCTACAACCGAATCAATATTACCTTGAACATCATCAAACTTCTTAGTCTTAAACATATTCACAACGCGAGCTTTCTGTGATTTTGTAAGACCTTCAGTTTTTTCAGAAATAATCAAATAAGTAGCAGCTGTCTGAGCACGTTCTTCAGATTCCATTAACTTACTTGTTATATCACCGATTTTCTTTTCCAAGTCAGCATTTTTCTTCTGTTCTAACTTAAGCAGTGCAGAACCATCGGTATCAAGTTCTACATAGTTTGTTGCAAATACTTTCTTAATACCTTCAAGAACTGGTAATGCAATTTCATTAATAGCTAACTTTTCAATAGCTTCGTTAGATATCTGCTCATTAATAACATTATCCAAAAATGCTCCTAACTTTGTAACAACTTTCTTCTCGATATTCTTTAGCTTACCATCATACTCTTCAATTAAAGTAGCCTTATACTTTTCAGTTTCTTCAGCTAATTTCTTTGAAACATATTCTTCAGCTAACTTATCGTACTTATCCTTCAATTCCTGCTCCTTAAGAGCAACTGCCTGTTCAATCTTTTTGCTAACTGCTTCCTCAAAAACCTTTAAATCTTCAGCAGATAACAACTTTTTAATCTTGTCTGTAATTTTCTCACTCATATCGTTAATCCTCCTAACGTGTAATTATTTATATAACTTCAACTTAAAATATAGGAACTTTTTTAACTTTTTAGTCCCTTTATTTCACCTAAAAAATCTAACATATAACTTAAAACCTCTGATGACATAGACTTAACATCATATTTCTTATCAACTTTTTTCTGTAAATTTTGTACTGCTACCTCAACAATTTGATCCCCATTCATAATATATTCCTTATTTTCAAGTATTCCTTCAACGAAACATCCGGGAGCTGAGTTATCAAGTACTGCATCAACACTTAACATTGAAAAATCATCATTAACAGTACCATCTTCCTGAAGTGTACCGATCCCCCTGCTAGACATCCCGAGTATAATACCTTCGTTTACTAATGTTTTTAATATTCTACCGGTCGGAGTATCAATAACTCTAGCAACTCCCATTCCAACATTTTTTTCCATTACTAAAGATTCAATAATATGTGATATTCTTTCTAAGTTAATTTGAGGTGAATCTTCATGATCACATGTTCCAACAGCACGATTTTTAGCTATTCTTTCCTCATTAAATCTTTTAACTTCACGTACTATAACAGGTAACGGATAAATTCTATTATTTTTATTTCTAACATCAGCTACTAAAAAAGGACCTTTTAATTTAAGAACTTTAACTTTATTACCATTAGTATCAATACCATCCTCCTTTAATATTTCAATTAAATCCATATCAACAAACTCTCGTATAAGTTTCATCTATTCCTCCTAAATATCTTATATAACTTCTATAAGGTATTTATATAAATATCTTTAAGAAAAATATTTATTTACTAACATTTAAAATTTCAGTTTGTTTAGCTGGATCAATACCATTAAGTTTAGCTAATACGTTAACTTTAGCAGTATCAATTTTAGTTTTAATCTTATCTGCAACTTCTTTTTCTACATCTGTTTGTAAAGATGACCATTCGTTATTCAATACTCTTTTGATAATTGATTTCATGTTACTTTCTCCTTGTATATTTTTTTTGAATATTAA